CCACAGAGCTCATATTACAGCTCACTTAAATTTTATGGCTACGAACATGGTTAGAAATCAACCTCAAGTAATGGCGTCTTTACAAAAAAATTGTTTAGAACACATTAGTTTAATGGCTCAAGAACAAGTACAATTAGAATTTAAAAATGAACTTACCCAATTACAGGCCCTTCAACAACAAGCTCCTGTTAATCAACAGGCTGCGATGCAGTTAGAACAAATAACTCAAAAAATAGAAGCCAGAAAAGCAATATTGATTGCTGAAATGACTGAAGATTTTATGAAGGAAGAAAAAGCTATTACTTCTCAATTTGATCATGATCCTTTACTTAAACTTAAATCTAGAGAAATAGATTTGAGAGCTATGGAAAATCAACGTAAGGCTCAAGAAACAGAAGCTAAGATAGATATGGATCAAGCTAAATTAGTACAAAACAGAGATTTGACTGAGGATAAACTAGAACAAAACGAAGAGTTAGCAGAGCTAAGAGCTGATACTACAATGGATAAAGCTCTTTTATCTGCACAAGTTAAGCTACAGTCAGATAGGATGAAGGCCAAGGATGTAAAAACCTTGAAAGGTCCTAAATCTTAATATACATTAGGAGAACTATGGAAAACTATAAAAAAGCAAAGACGGTTAAAATCCCAAGTCAGAATTTGAAGTGGGATCCTAGAACTAAAACTCTTGCTGATGGAATGCAAAAAAACGTACTTCCACAGGGGGATAAAGTTACTGTAAAAGGAACCGGCAAAGCTAGAAAACAAACGGCTACTTGGTATTAGGAATTTTTGCGCGCGTCGCGCGTAAGTCCTATATTTTAAAGGAATAAAATGGCTTGGTTCGGATTAGCAAAGATGGCTCTTCAAGCGGGAGCTAAAATATACGCAAACAAACAGCGTACTAAAATGGCTATGTCTGATGCACAATTAATGCATGCAGAAAAGATGGCCCGAGGTGAAGAAACTTACCAGGGCAAACTTTTAGAAGCTAGGCAAAACGATTACAAGGACGAGATCGTTCTTGCGATTTTAACACTCCCGATAATTGTGCTCGCTTGGTCGGTGTGGACAGAGGATCCGGCGGCTATGCAGAAGATAGATATCTTTTTCGAGTATTTTTCGAATCTGCCAAAATGGTTTACAAATTTATGGATTCTCGTCGTGGCGAGCGTTTTTGGTATAAAGGGTACACAGATATTCCGTAATGGAGGTAAAAAATAATGAGTGGAATAGGAATAGCATTAAAAGGTGTTGGCAAAGTTTTAAAAAAATTCGGCAAAAAGAAAGCTAAAAATGTTAGTGCAGCTAGAAGATATGCCAAAGGAATGGAAGGACATCCTAGAAATTTTAAGGCGGATAAAAAAGCTAACGTTCTTACAAAAATAGAAAAATGGGCTAATAGAGAATCATCAAAAACTATTCAAGAAGCTTCAAGCGGTGTGAAACTAAAATTTGCTAAATCTGGTAGACCTTATATTGACAAGAATGCAAAATCTAAAACAAGTACAAAATTAAAAGGTTGGGCTAAAATAGCTGGCCCTGGGGTAGGGGTTGGAGTAGCTACAAGTGATACAGGTAAGAAGAAAAAATAATGCCTTTCGTATCTGAAAAGCAAAGAAAATACATGCATGCTAATCTTCCAGATATTGCAAAGAGATGGGAAAAAGAGTATAGCAAAGGTGGAAAAGTCTTACCGACAAAGGTTGCAATAGCTACTGGTTGTGGTAAGGTGATGGCCAACCGTAGAAAAAAAACTAAATTCTACACATAAGGAGCATTATGAGAAACGACTTTGGAACAAGACCCTACAAATCT